TGCTCAGTGGGGTAATTTCACGACCTCAATAGGCAAGGCATTCCTGCCAATCCTCACCAAGGTAATGAGCGTCCTCACTGGTAGTCTGATGCCTGCGCTACGCGATTTTGGCAACTTTATTAGCGAATCGCTCACGCAGTTTATGGGCAGTGGAGATGGAGCAATCAGCCAGTTTGCCGAATCGCTAAAAGGCCTCGCTGCAGGTGCAGTCCCGTTTGCCCAGCGCGTGGTTAGCGGGATAGGCGACGCGGTTGCCTTCATTGGTCAGATTGTCTCTGCAATCGCACCTATTTTGACAGCTGCAATTAGCGGCCTAATGCCACACCTGACAGCAATGGGAAGCAAGCTAGCTGAACTCTGGAGCGCATTCACTAGCGTTGTCAGCATTATTGTTGGGTGGCTCGCACCTGCAATCAAGGACCTAGCTCCTGTATTCCAGAACGTTTTTAACGTTATCGGTAGCGTCATCACGGATGTTTTCGGCGTGATCGCTGGAATATTTAACGCCCTCAAGGCCCTATTTACCGGCGACTGGCAGGGACTATGGAACGCGGTTAAAGACATTTTCAGCAACGCCTGGAACCTGGTTAAAGACATCCTGACCGGCGCATTCAACCACATTAAAAACATCGTTCTAAGCCTCGGCAACGCGGTTACAGATCTTTTCGGCAACGCCTGGAACGCGGTTGTGAGCATCGTATCTAGCGCTGGTAGCCGCGTAATCGACGCTGTTGCTAGCCTGCCTGGCCGCGCGCTCTCAGCCCTCGGCAATATCGGTAGCTATTTGTGGCAGGCCGGTAGTGACATGATCCAAGGTTTCATCAACGGCATTCAACACATGGGCGGGATGCTATGGGACGCAGTTACCGGCATCGTCAAGAACGCGATTAACGGCCTTAAATCGTTCCTGGGCATCGCGTCGCCTTCACGCCTTATGCGTCAATTTGGTGTGTTCACTGGGCAGGGCTTTATTGACGGCCTGGGAATGATGAAGCAAGGCGCTGCAGACGCGATGCAAGACCTCGTGTCCATCCCAGATACGCCTGATCTGACAGCGAACATAAACGGCATGGCCGGTACGCATCACACGGCGGTCTATAACATCACGATCACCGGCGTACTAGATGGTGACGACGCTGCCCGGAAAATTCAAGAGCTCTTGCAACGACAGTCCTACCGCATGGGAACCGTGACAGTATGACCATTGCAAACTGCGTCCTATCCATTGCGGGCCGCCGCCTGACCGGCTCGACCACGCCCGCCGCCCTGGATGAAGTCAAAATCACCTGGGGACGAAAAGACTCAGTCTCTCAGCCCTCGCCCTCGACCGCTACCTGCAGGATCCTGCTACCAGAAGACCCCGCCGCCCTGGCAGATATGTATTCGATTGGCCGGGCTGTCGAGATTAGCTCGACCGTGAAAGTCTGGACCGAGGGCCAGGCGCGGCCCCTGGCCCTGCAACACGCTGCAGTTGACGGCGCAACCTCTGGCCAGGCGTGGACACCACCACCTGATACGAACCGTATCCTGGCCGTCATCCCGCCCGCCGCGCCTACCTCGACTATCGGCGCATGGGACGAGATACCCACCTGTAGCGATGGTCAGACCTGGTCCTGCCAGGTGACACTATCCATGCCCGAAAGCCCGGCATATGTCGAAATTAGGCCTGCCTATTACCAGTCGCCCAGCGCCTATCCTTACCTCGGTGAAATCATTGCCTCGACTGAAGACCCCACGGCCCGCGCCCTGGTTGGATCCTGGACCCCGCCCTCACGCCTGGCAGGTTACTGGATCGGTATTGCAGTCATTGCTCAGCCTGCAGGCAAGCAATGGGACCTGGAACCCGCGCCCTGGACTAGCCAGGCCCAAGCCTGGCAAGCCCTCAACCGGCTAACCGTCACAGCTGCCACTGTCACGCCGCCCAGGCAGGCAGACAGCATCGAATGCAACGTTTTTACAGGATCTATCACTGACACGTCTATTAGCCTTGATCCGGCCCTGGATCGACCTGTCATGACTATTACCGCCTCGGATATCCTCGCTGACCTGGCACATCGGCGTATTGGCTCTGATCCCTGGCCTACGCACACCCTGGCCCAGCGCGTAAACGCGATTATTCGTGAACTTGGGACGAATGTGCGCACTGAAATTGATCCTGGCCCAGGCGCACGCAAATTGGCCTGGAAGGATGTCGACAGTCAACCGGCCTCTAGCCTGCTCACCTCTAGCGCAACCAGCGCTAGTGCAATCCTTTGGGCAAGCTCGCACCGTACTACCGGCCCTTACCTGCGTTTCGAGGACCCAAGCCTGCGCACCGCCCTGGGCAGACTCGGTTTCGATGGAACCAAGGTCACGATTACTGCCTCTCAGCCATCCTCGACGATTAGCGCAGCTACAATCCTGCGCAGCAGTGTAACTGTCGACCGTGATAACGCAGACGCTGCCAGCGTCGCCCGCCTGTCCTGGCAAGAACCAGGCGTGAACGAAAAAGGCGAAAGGACCCTGACCGAGCGCACCATCGTTATTAAGGACGAGGATGCTATAGCCAGGATCGGCTATCGGGATATCTCGATTACAACTGACCTGGTAGACCGGAAAGACGCTGAAGCAGCCGCATCAGCCTTCTACCGCTCGCACCTGCCTGGATCCTACACGCTGCCCAGCCTCACCGTAGATACGTCTATCCGATCCTCACTGATCGACAGGAAGACTCTCGCAGCGATGCTCGATGCAACGCGCCGCATGGGACTACCCATCAGGCTAACCGAGCTGCCCAGGTGGATGGCCGTGCCGTCAGCCCTCACCGCGTATCTCGACGGCGCTACCTATACCTATAAAAAAGGCCGCTGGGTAATGAACATGTGCCTAACCAGGTCCGAGACAACAGGCCAGGGCCTCACATGGCAACAGCTACCAGCCGCCCTGAAATGGTCCCAGTCCCAGCCGCTCACCTGGGCAATCACGTCATCCCTAACCGCCTAGAAAGGTCACACCATGCCTGCAACCACACCAACCCTGAAGATCCCCTATCCCCTGGACTCAGACCCCCTGCGTTCTTTCCCACAGGTAGCGAAAGACGCTGCAACGATCCTTGACAGCGCGTCTACTATCAAGACAGCGACGCTACCCCTATTTGACGGGGCCTGGCGCTACGACCCTGAAGGCGGCCTAGTCCGCACGATTAACGGGACGAATCACCTCAGCATCTCAATCGTTCGCACAGGTTCTAGCTTCCACATGGATGCAGGCGGAATTATCGATATCTTCCGCGTGAACAACATGGCCAAGGTCCCCAGTACACGTGAGTGGGTAATGGTGGGCACTCTATTCGGACCTGGTATCTGGCCTATGCCGATTTTCCTCAATAATGGCCTAGTTCGCGTCTTGTGCTATGGGCCTGTGGATATTCAGCAGAACCAGACCTATCGCGGATCGGCGGTCTGGGTAGCATGACCGAGATTATCTTTAGGCAGTGTTGGAACTACAGCCAGGGCAGGGAAGGCTTAGCGCCTGATCGCATCGTTCTTCACCACTGGGGAGCCGACGGGCAGTCCCATGATGGTGTAGTTGACTTTTTCACCCGCGGCCCTGGATCAGGAACCAGCGCTCATTACGTTGTTTCAGCTGGTCGAATCACGCAGATCTGTCATGACTATGACACTGCCTACCATGCCGGGAATTGGCAGATTAACCTGCGCTCTATCGGCATTGAATGTCGTCCTGAAGCGTCTGAGGACGATGTGCGCACCGTCGCTGAGCTGGTGCGTAGGATCCGCTCAGAATGGGGAAATCTGCCCATCAGTGTGCACTCTGACTACTACCCAACGGCCTGCCCTGGCCGTTATCACGATCTCATTGACAGGATTAACCAACTCTCACAGGAAGAAGAAACTGACATGCAACTGACAGACCAGGTGACACGCCCAGATGGTCACACGGCAACCGTTAACGATGTCCTTGCCTATATCGATTTGCGCCTAGAGCGGATCGACGCTGTCCTGATCGGCGGCCAGGATAAGAAGGGACCGGACGGAAAGCCCACGGGCGACCGCACAAACGTTTTTGACGAGGCCGCCTGGAACGCAACCAATTTCGCCCGCGTCTACCAGACCCTAGATACCCTTGCAAAGAAGATCGAAGACCTCACTAAGCTAATCGAGGTGGGCACACGATGACTGAACCGCGCCACGCTAACCCTCAGCCCCTGTCATGGCTCACCCCGCAGATCCGCGCCTGGATGTATGGAATCATCACCGCCCTGGTCCCAATCCTCACCATTTACGGAATTATCGACCAGTCGACCGCGCCCCTCTGGCTCAGCCTCGCAGCCTCGGTCCTGGCCACGTCAACCGCCCTGGCACACACCCCGAAGGCTGATGAATGAACCCGGTAGCTGAAGTCATTACCGCTGCAGGCGGCTTTGGTGGACTCGCAGCAACCATCACCGGCATAGCCACACTGCTAGCAGCGAAACGGACAGCCAGTCAGCTTGAACCGGATCACGGGACTAGCGTCAAGGACCAGCTAAACCGGATCGAGAAATCACTCGATGAGCACGGCATACAGCTAGATCATCAGTCATCGCAGCTACTGCAGATCACACGCAGAGTTGACAGCATCGACGATCACGCCCATGACAGCCATGCTGAGATGCGCAAGCGGATCGCCGCCCTGGAAACGGAACGATCACGCGGCGGCCTCGACAACCCGTCTCAGTGAATCATCCGCTAACTGCAGATATACCAGCGTTGTCTCAGGCGACGCATGACCCAGGACCTTCTGCAAGGCAACCAGGTCATGCGTCGCCCTATAGGCACGTGTAGTGAAACGATGTCTAAGCGCGTGCATGGTCACTCCAGGCGGCATTGCCCTGGATACCAGACGGCCTAGCCAGGCCGCGCTAACGTGCCCCCCATCCTGCCCAGGAAACACAAACCCGGTAAACCTGCGCAGCTCACCTGCCAGGGAATCGGTTAGCGGTACTAGCCGCGTTTTATCGCCCTTGCCATGAACGAACAGGGCCGCCCCGCCCGCGCCCTGGATCAGATCACGATCAACATTGATACAGGCAACCTCGCCGCGTCTGAGTCCCAGCTC